AGAGAGGTACAGGTAAGATCTATGAGCTCGGAAATGTTGATGAGGTCATGGATACTGAGATGCCTACACTAAAGGCTCAAGAAGAAAGAATATCAATTAATCCACAGGGAAAAGTTTCCATAGATGGAAACAACTGGAACATTCAGGCAGAACTTCCTACACAGGGTATTGAATACAACCCTGCAGGTGAGGTTATGCGTGTATCACTAAAGGATGATAACGGAAATACAACAATGTTTGACGGACAGGATGCCGTTGATATTGCGTATCAGATAGAGCTTCAGAAGATTCAGTCTCCTGAGCAACAACAATTAATTAACGATTTATTAGAACAAGATGAAGAATTCCAAGCAGCAACAGCAGATATCAAACCTGGACAAGCTCAAGTTACTGTCCAAGAAGAAGCAACTCCAGATACTGTACAAGCTTCAAAACAAAAAACAGTAAGCACCCATAACGAACAGGGAGGATCGTCAATAAGTCAGACCGGTGAGGATCTATTTGGTAAGCCAGGATTCTCAGTATCTGTACATCCAGATCGAACAATGATCGTTGATGGCAAGAATATTACTGAGGAAGATTTTGATGCTTTTAGAGAGGCTAACAAGGATCTATTGAATGATCCTGAGAACTTTATAGGTACATGGTACGATGCGTCTTCTGGTAAGACTTACATCGATATATCCACAAGAAAAGAGAACAAGCAGGATGCAATTGACTTAGCAATAAGTGCTAATCAAAAGGCAATATTTGATCTTGAGAATGGTGTAGAGATTGATACTGGAGGAACAGGTGAGAACATACAGTCAGAAGTAGAGTCTTTAGGTGAGTTCTTAGGATCGACAGATGAAGAGATCGATAAAAATGCAGAAAGAATATCAGACAAGAAGATAGCTAAGAACGTTGCAAGAGCAGCGAAGGCTATATCTAAAATTCTTCCGGATGTTAAATTTATAGTTCATCAGAACGAAGATTCATTCCGAGCTGTAAGTAATGAAGAAAGGAGTCAAGAGTCAGCAGGCCTATATTCAAATGGAGAGATCCATATTAACCTATCCAAAGCTAACGTTCGAACGGTAGCTCATGAGGTATTTCATGCAATATTGTTAAATAAAGTTAAGACTGATGCTAACGCAGCTGCTGTAACTAAACGAATGATCCAGGCTGTAGCAAACAAGATCGAAGGAAATAAAGATCTTAAGAAATATCTTGATGAATTCATTGCTGGATACGAGGAGAACATACAGGATGAAGAGAAGCTTGCAGAGCTTGTCGGTAAGTTGGCTGAGAACTATAACTCTTTAGGGACATCTATCAAAGACCTAATCAAACGATGGTTAGATAAGATTGCAGACATGTTTGGACTCGATCCTTTCAATCGTAATGAGGTCTATGATATGCTCAACACTATCGCTCGTAAGGTTGCTAAAGGGAAGGTTATTAGCGAGGCTGAGGTATCATCTGATGTACTTAGAGTAGATGGTATTCAAACTGAAATAGTTTTAAATAATAAAATTAGAAAAAGTAGAACCGTTTCAGTAAAAGATGGGTATAAGTTATCATATGTAACTAAAAATGATATAATTGATATTGAATCATTAATAAATGAAGTAGCAAATAAGAATCAAAAAATTTGGTTCTGGATGGCAGATCAATTAGGAAGAGGATACGTTTTTGATGAGGTTTCAAATGATCAACATTACTTAGACGCTGGTCCTTCATTCGCATTAGATCCAAAAAATAGAAGTAAAAATATTATATGGGCTTCAGGGTTAGGTACAACAGAATTAAGCAATCTTATTAAAAATAGTGATTATATATTTATTGTTAGTGGATCTCCAGATAAAAGCAAATTGTTTAATAAAGCAGTATTTGATTTGTATATTAAGAAAATAGGTGATTTTAAATCATTTAAAAAAGACTTAATTAAATCAGGAGCTACTAAAAAAATGATAGAAGTCCTTAATGCTCATGATTCATGGGATACATTAAGAGAAGATTCATCTACAGATAATGCTAAAAAAGGTAAAATTGGAACCGGTAGAAAAAAATTCCTTATTGAAATAAATAGTGCTTCTACAAAACCTAAATCAAAAACTTATAAGGTATTGAATAGTAGAAATGCTGTTATTGATATAAATTCTATACGAGATGATTTCTATAGAGATAACAATTTTGATATAAATGATATCATGCTTGTACTTAAGCCTACTGAAATTGGTGGAAAATCAGATCACTCAACATATGAACATAATATTATTGGCGAAGTTATAGGTGTACCAGATAGAATTATAAATGCTTATGATATTCTTTCAGAAGAAAGTTTAGCAAATTATAAAAAAGCATCTGGAAGAATACAACAACAGGCTATAACAGCTCCTCAAGGAAAAGGTATTAGAACTGTTAAAGAAATTGAACCATCCATCCGCAAGCAGAAAGTCACAACAGCTGATATAAATAAAGCTTTAAAAAATAATCCAGAGTTAATATCAGATTTAAGAGATGCTATATTAAAATCAGACAGAAATTCAGTAATGATCGATGGTGAAAAATGGACTAAAAATGAAATATTAGGATTAATAAAAGATAAGATTGATAGTGAATTATATGGAGAGGATATAAAAATTATTGATATAAAAATTATTGGATCTATGGTATATGGAACCAATAAAAAAATAAGTGATTTAGATGTTCTTTTTGAATATGATGGAGAAATAAGAGAAGATGATTTATTTAATGCATTAAATGAAGATCCAATCTATATTAATGATACTCAAGTAGATGTTAATCCTATTAAACAGTCAGACTCTGGTACGATTAAAGAAAGAGAAGAATCAGAAAGAAAATATATGGATGAGGTGGCTGATGCTTCATACATATCAAAAGCATATAATTCAGCTATACAAACAGGATTTAATCCTGATCTTGTTAAAATTGTTAATAACGCTATAGAACAAATATCAGTAAGAAAGCAGAAAGTATTACCTACAAAAGTATCTGAAAAACTGACTGAAGACGGCAAAGGAAACTATGTATTCCATCACTACTCAAAACAACAGAGAGAGACTATTAAGCCTCGATCTGGAGATAATATTATTACAGGAAAGGATGAGGCAGCTGCATTGAGTTCTGTCGGAGGTGTGGCTCAGTACTACACAATGGCAGATCAAGTAGAGCCTGGAGTAGGTCCGGTATTGCATACTGTCGTTGTGCCTAAGGATAAGGTATACTACCTGCAGGAGGATGCTGAGAACTTCTATGATCAAGCGAAGAAAGAATTTGAGAAAGTTCGTCCTGGACAGGCGTTTGGGCCTAACTATCAGGCTGCATGGATTGGTAAGGTGGCTAACGATAATGGTTACGATATGTTGATCTCTAACTGGAGAAACAACGAGTTTAGAGCACAGACAACCAAGGAGCTTATACCTATCGAAGGTAATATTGATTTCAAGGAAAGAGCGAAGGAAGGATTTAAAGTTGGTGATGAAGTGATGGTCTACGGAATGAAAGCGAAGGTTATCTCTATTGACGGCCCTAACTTAGAGTTTAAGGGTGATGGAGGATCTGGATCTATCAACTTCGAAAGAAGCTCAAGAAGTATTACTAAACTTATTCCTACAACTGAAGAAGTAAACTCTGAGGTTGAATCAATGGATCAAACGATTAGAAAGCAAAAAGACAACACTGTAGCTAAGATTGTTAAGAAGGCTAAGGATGCAGGATATTCTGATGCAGCTATCGTTCAGTACTTGAGAAATAATGGATATACATTCCGTCAGGCAAATAATGCGATCATTGATTATAACTTGAAGGCTGAGGACGTATGGATTGCTGATCGTGATACAAGGAAGGATAGCATTAAGTCTTCACTTAAATCATTCAGAAAGAAAGCTTTATCTGCAAGAGGATTCTTACCTAGGTCTGTATTTAGATACAAGGAACTAATGAATGCGTCGATTGCTAATCAGTTGTTCTTGGTTGACAAGAATACTGATAAGTTCAGCAAAATGTATTCTCAATACAAAGGAGACCAGGAACAACTTCTAAAAGATTTTGATGCATACTTGAGGGGTAATAAAAATGTAGCTCTTCCTCAGGAGTTTGAAATTCTTGCCAACTCAATGCGTAATCAAATCGATGGGTTATCTAAGATGCTTATTGACTCTGGACTTGTAGATGCAGATATGGCTCAAACTATCATGGATAATATGGGATCATATCTTACTCGTTCATATGAGGTATTTGATAATAAAAACTGGAAGAGTAAAGTACAAGACGAAGTTATTCAACAGGCTAAAAACTTCTTAAGATCTCAATACAGACCATGGGCTGAAGAAAACGCTCAAAAAACTGGAGAGACTGTAGATTATGAACTTGATAAATTAGTAGACGAAGAGATTAATAAAATAATAGATCGTCCTCAAAATAGTAAGTTCTTTTCATCAGCTAAGCTTGGATCTAAAGATTTATCTATTCTTAAAGAAAAACAGGATATACCTTTTGAAATTAGAGCATTGATGGGTGAATACTCTGATCCTGCACTGACATATGCTGAGACAGTTCTTAATCTTGCTAATTTGGCAGCTAAGCATAACTTCCTTTCTCAGATTAGGAAAGAAGGATTAGGTACGTACTTCTTTGAAGAGAACGATGTTAACAGACCTAAAGATTTTAATACTAAGATTGCTGCTGATAAGTCAAAGGTGATGTCTCCGTTAAATGGATTAATGACAACTAAGGAGATTGCTAAAGCATTTGAGGATGAGTTTAATAGCAGAGAACTATCTCCATGGATTATGACTTTTATCAGAATTCAATCATCTGTTAAATATTCTAAGACTATTGCCTCATTTGCAACGCATGTAAAAAACTTCCTTGGTAACATTGGTTTCTTATGGATGAATGGACATATTGATTTAAAAGAAACAAAAAATGCATTCAACATCATTAGAAACGAACTATTTAATGGGAGTAAAGAAGATCTTAAAAACAAGATGGCTGAATATATTAAGGCTGGAGTTGTAAATCAATCTGCAGGACTTAATGAGATTCGTGATATGTTTAAGGATGCTAACTTCGATATCGCACTTGCTAAAAGGATTTCCAATAAAAAAGTAGGAGCGTTAGGAACTGCTAAAAGAAAAGTACTTAAGTTCAAAAAAGGAATTGAAGACTGGTATCAGGCTGAGGATGATTTCTTTAAAATCATTGGATACGAGATGGAGTTATCAAGATATGCAGATGCATTGTATGGTAAAGAGAAGTCTCAATTAACTCCAGATGAATTAGAAGAAGTTAAAAAGGTAGCTGTAGAGAACGTGAAGAATACATATCCTTCATACGATAGAATACCTCCAGCTATTAAATTCATAAGCAAGTCATATATCCTTGGTAACTTCATATCATTCCAGGCTGAAGCATACAGAACATTGTACAATACATTTGCACTAGCTAAAGAAGAGTTAAAATCTGATAACCCTAAAATAAAGAAGATAGGTGCTAAAAGACTAGTTGGTGCATCTACATACTTAACGGCTAAGTCTGCACTTATATCTGCTGTTGGAATGGCTGCAGGAACAGGACTTACTGGTATTATTGGGGCATTTGGAGATGATGATGACGAGAAAGAAAAAGACAAAGATATCCGTAAGTTCATACCTGAATGGTCTAAGAGCTCGGATCTTATTGTTCTTTCTGCTGGTGATGGAAAAGTAAAGTACATTGACTTTAGTGCAGCTGATCCACATGGAGGTATAAGAAAAGCATTGAATGCATTCTTGAATGGAGAGACAACTGAAAAGAAATTTATTGATGGTTTGATTGCAACCGTTCAACCATTCTTAGGAACTGAGATGAGTGTTGAGACAGTTAATAACTTGTACAATAATATCGACAAGTATGGAAATCAGATATGGAACCCAGAAGATAATGCGTTTAATAAGTCAGCAGCAATAGTAAACTATCTATATAGTGCAGCGGAGCCGGGTACAATATCTTCAATAAGAAGAGGTGCAAAAGCTGAAAATAAAGCAGCTGAACTTGCAGCAAATCTAACTGGATATCGCATCTATGATGTTGAGGTTGACAAACAGTTCTCATTCAAAATGGCAGATGTATCTGACAGGATCAAGGATGCTAAACGAATTTACAACTCTAAATACTACAATGAGAAAGCAACTCAAGAGGAAGTAGATAAGGCATACGATGACTCACAAAAGTCTTTAGATAAGATATATAAAGAGATACTAGGAGATTATGATTCAGCTGAAAGATTGGGTGTTGATTATGAAACTCTTGTAAACTCTCTAAAAGAAGATGCAGGAATGAGTAAGAAAGATATAAATACCTTACTATCAGGAGAGCTTCCGGAGCTTGAATACAAACAAGAATAAAAAATAAACCCCTCAGTTACGAGGGGTTTTTTGTTTTACTTTAAACTACGACAGAATAGGTGCTTTGCGATTTGATGTGTTGAGAACGTTAGCAATGCGTTCCACATTATTATAGTACTGTATACGTCAAGTGCTCCCATTATAACGAAAGCCATTCCGAAACAAAGAGATAATGACGAAAATGTTGAGAATAGTGAAACAGCGTCAGTAAGGAATATAAGAAATGTTGTAGAAAGAAAGAACTTTGGTCCCAGATAGGGAAGTTTTCCTTTGTACTTGTTTCTCCATGACCATACCGGGTTCCACCACTGATCATTAAGATTTCTGAATACACTTGATTCAAAGTCGTTATAAAGAACTTTGACAATTCCTGCACTCGCTGCAGATAACGTAATTAATAAACTTCCTAATAGTAACATATTATTTTAGATTTGAAAGTGATACATTGTATGCATAATGAAGCATGTCTAATTGCCTCTGGAATAGGAGCGGATGAGGAATCATATAAATCTGAACCCTCACTCCTTTCTCTTGTAATATATATCGCTCGACAACAGCGATCATTTCTTCGGCTGTGATCATTAGAATATATGAGTTAATCTTGCAACCTGCCCATGCTCCTTATGATGTATGAATGCCTCAACAGCCTTAGGTGCAAACTGATACCCGTTGCGATGATGCCAACTGTCTGTACCTGAAGGACTTCTAAGTGTTTCTACGCATACAGACATATAGTCCTTGCTTGTCTTATGATGCACATGATGCCCATATATGTACCTATGAGGACAGTTTGACCAATGCTCCGGAGCTTCGTGCGCCATTAATAAAGGAAGATCTGAAGGCTTCGCTCCATCCATGTGAGTCATACCAATTAGATTTTTCCCATATGATGTGTACTTCCTGTGAGACATATCTCCAAAGAACTCAACCTGCTTATGATTCCTAAACCATGCAGACACTGAATCGAATAGCATAAATCCAGACATATAATCATGATTGGATGGATTGTAGTGCACCTCAACATCTGCTACCATTACAAGAGTCTCAATGATGTCTACCATCATTCTCTTAGCCATGACGAAGTTATCGTACCACATTCCGTCAGTATCCTGAGGTGTACCGCTTGTAGTTGTTCTCTTAGGTGTGTCCACGTGAAGCACATCATTGCCTGCTATGAATATTATCTTATTAATATCAAATCCAGCAGACTTCTTAAGTATGCCATTTAAGCCCTCCATTACACGTTTAACAGCGATCTGAGAGTTGTACTCCTCACCAGCCTCGAAAGCACTGCACAGCTTACCTATGTGGATATCGGCAGGGCTGAACACCAAGCAATGAGGATCATTATATGATTCTCTTTTTAACTTAGGATAGTTTGGAGACCATTTAGATATCTCATCAATTAGATCGCTCTTAAACTCATCATAATTGAAGTCATTACTACTTCCTTTTACATTAATTGAATAGTTCTTGCCTTTGTACCAGTAGTGGCTGACTTTCTCCGGATCTATCCCTACTCTTTCACACTCATCAAATATGCCTGTATCTAGGGCTCTATGGAAGTTGTATGATACCTTCCTTCTGATGTTGTCGCTGTACGGGACGTTCATCTCTTTAGCTAACTGTTTAGCTATCTTTGTTTTACTTGTGAATCCTTGCTTATACAGCTCTACGATTCTTTCTTTATATTTCTTCATTGTAAGATTTTTGTACGTCTGTAAGCACTAACTTTAGTTTTTTAATAGTGCCGACTACTCCCTCTTTATCAATGTCCATCATAGCTTCATACAGATCGCTGCAAAGTTCGTGGACCTCATTCATCACTGAGTTAACGTAAGGTGTAAGTTTATCGCTCATTACTACTGATTAAGTAGCAAATATATCACTTCTTATTTAGACTGGCAATGCGTTCTTCTAACTCTTTTACTTTTTCTTCATTGCCTGCTTTCTTGTAATACTTAAGACATAGAGTCAGTGTCTTTTTTAGTTTTATTAGCTTCATATAATTTCGAACTAAATTTATAATCTAAGATGTCATACTTATAGGTGAACTTATCATAGTTCTTATAAGCAATCTTATCCCTTGTCATTGACAGTATCAAGAACTTTAGGTTTTCTGGTGGAACCTTTTGGTTTTCGTCCAGTACTACCGGCTGATTTTCTTGAAGTACTACTATCTTTTGTCTTTTGCTTAGGCATGTCAGCCTGATCTTCGCTATGTACAATGCTTTCATAAGGATCATTTACTTCATTAGCAATCCATTGTCTAAACGCTGTCTGTGCAGCAATCTGATTTTCAGCCATTTCTAAGTTACGACTTCTGTGCTCTTCCTCTGTTGCGAAACGTGTAACAGGAAATCCTTTCTTAGATAGTACTGGCTCTCCATTCTCATCGAATACCGGCATAACCATACTGGTACGCTCGTAAAGCTTCTGGTCTGCCATTCTGATTGAGTTGACTGCAGCATTGAACTTCTGAGCCATCTCATGCCTGAAGAGGTTGGTGTCTCTTAATTCTTCAATCCAGTCAGCCATGACCGGAAGAAGTGTTGCCAGAGCGATATACTTCTGGGCTGTACTTGGGTTATTTTTCATTTAACTTTTCTATTTGATTTTTAAATAAATTACCTTGCTCTTTTAAATAAATATCAAGAACTCTTTTTGTTTTTTCAATGTCAGATATAAATTCACCCTTTTTTCTACATCTTACAATTCTTTTAATTACTTCAAATTCCCACGCATTAAGATTGTGCTGTTCTGCAAATAGGTATAAACTACCATTCGAGTTGTCATAATGACTGTCCTTATTTATTCCAGGACCTGTTGTAAATTCCATATCTTTAAATCTGTTCTTTGCTAATTTTATTAGATTTGCTGTATCATCCATAAGATAGTAATGATAGTTATCTTTTGCTTCGGCTACTTCGTATATTGAGTTCAACTCAACATCAACCCAGTCTAATCCTTCAATATTTGTTAATCTTTTTTTCATAACTCTTCTTTTTCTCCGTCATATAAATAGGTCTTTACGCCATGCTTCTTCAGTTCTTTCGCTCGAAACATCTGAAGACTGGACGGACGTTTGCCCTTTTGTTTTACCTCGTAAAATTCAACACTACATCCAGGAGGGATAGCCAGTATGTCAGCTATCCCATTCTTATTTGTTACCGACAGCTTAATGACATAGTAACCCTCCTTCTCCAATTGCTCTATTAACTTACGTTGTACCTTGCTTTCTAACATGGAATATGATATTGCACTCGTCCAGTCGATCAATCAATCTGGACATGTCGGCAAATCTAACGAACTCCATTGAATCAGACAATACCTTTGCTGAATTAATTACAATTCGTCCATCATCCAGCTCGTAGTCATCTATCAAGATGTTGTGCATCTTGGGTGTAGTAAGATCGAACTGATTTATTAACTGCTGTACGTTTGGATCTGTTATTATCTTTTTCATATAGGTGACTTTGTTTAATTGTAGATACTTAATCGGATATATTCCGATTAATGTCCCGTTTTTTTACAAATTTATTGGACTTATTTCAAGTAATCCTTTTTAAATACATTCAACGTATACTTCTTCTTACTCTTAACTACCTTGTATATCTTATCCTCGATCCCACCATTAGAGAATACCCAGAAGATCTCGTTAGATAATCTGTCCATGGTGGTCATACGGTCGATGGCTTGAAAATACGATACTGCCGAGTGCTGTATGTTATAGAACACAAGGTAGTCTGCATTCCTTAGGCTTATTCCCTCACGCCCAGAAACGACCTGTAGTGCTATAGACTTGTCTGAAGAATTGAACTCATCCAGATCTGTTGTCAAGTTTTGTGAACCAAATACTTGACTTAATGCATTCAGCTCCTCCTTGAACACATAGAATATACCGAGCTTCTTTCCTTCGAACTGTGACTTAATGAACTCAGCCTTGGAGGTATCAAGAACCATAGAGTTACCGGACTCAAACTTAATCGTTCCGCTATACAACTGGTGCAACTTCTGCATGAGCTTTGCAGCTGTGTCAGCAAGTATCACCTCGTCCTTACCCTCGATAACCCGATCGGCCAATAGTCTGTCAGCAAGAGCCATCGTTGACGGTTTCATGTCTACATGCAGGACAGTCTCATTGATTGTCGTACTGAAGCCTGCTTGCTTCTGCGTGTAGGTAATCATTAAGTGAGCAACATCTCTCATTATCTTATCCTCAATACCATGCGAGTAGTCGTTATGCATGTGCGCTCCTATTCTCTTCTGCTTGATATTAACATAGTCATGCGCCCACTTGTAGAAGTTACGGTAGTGCACCCATGGTGAACGATTGGATACCCACATCTGATGATACATCTGACTGAACGACTCCGGGTTTGGCGTTCCAGATAGGAATATCATAGGCTTGTCAGCGAATAACTCCCTGAACATCTTCGTAGCCTTACCCGGCTTAGGTTTTGATCCAAAGCGGTGGTGCTCATCATGTATCACTAAATCAAATAGTTGCGGATTCTCGATCTTATGCATCGACTCATCATTAGTTATTATGATGTTGAAATGTTTATCATAACCAAAATCGTAATAGTCAGATTGAATAGAACTAATTGCTTCCTTTTTTGTTAAGAATAAAACGTTTTTTGCTCCAAATAACTTACATGTTTCTAAAGCCATAGCAGTTTTTCCACAACGTACTTCAACTGCAAAATAAACCATTCCATATTGTTTCAATATGTCAATAGCCTTACTTGATAATTCTACCTGATAGTCTCTAAGCTGTTTCATAGCTCCATTGTTTTTTGTTCTGATAACTTAATATCGAACTTAATCATCTTACCGTTCGCACTGCGATATGTCTTAGGCTTGCAGTTGTAACGATACACACCCCACTCGTCAAGCCATGCATAGAACTTACGCTGAAGTAGTGGGTACTTACCTCTCGGTGAGTAGTCCGGGTTGGTCTCAACGAAGTTGTTGTATATCTGCTGTGCCTGATACTCTGAGTATGCCTTCGTGTAGTCATTGTTAGGATCCTTGCACCACTCAACAAAGTCAAACGAAGTAGATGCGATAAGATGACGCTCAACTAAGTTCTTGAATGTTGATTTGATGAGGCCCTTCTCAAGATACAACTTAAGATTCTCTATCATGTAGTTATCAAACTTAAGCCACTCCTGTTTGCTCCAGTCTGTAAACAACTGATGGCCGAACTCATCCTCCGGTGTGTAGTCCTTGTGATAGTGCTGAGCAAGCTCAAGCTCCCACTTACGTCTCTCGAATGAGTTACCTGTACCCTTGATGGCATAGTTCGTTGTGATGATGATCTTCGGTGAGTCAGCGAACGGTATATGTATCTCGTCTTTGTTCTTCTTCTCAAGTGTTATACCCTCTGTAATAACAGAGAACAGTTTCTCAAACTCAAAGTTACGGTTGACATCATCGAATGTAAGTAGCTGTGTGTCAGCTGATACACGTTGATATGCAAACGACTTAGTAAACGAGAAGCCCTTGCCATCCATGATAACGTTACGCTTGAGCTGACTAACTGAGTTTACAAGAATACCCTTACCTGTACCTCCCTCAGGGTTGTCTGATATCACCTCATCATTGATAATAACTGCCGGGCAATATCCCGGTGGCTTGTAAGAGTGCATGAGATATCCTAGCGTTGACTCGATAGATCGTATGCGCATGCTATCGCTACCGCTTACCCGATCGACAAATGTTCTGAATACAGCGTTCGAGCTATCTGTAAAGCTGAAGTCACGATCGATCTTCTGATTCTCCCACACGTATCCACTGATATCCATGTAGTCTATCTTCTCTACCTTCTCAGCTGTGATCTTTACGGCACAGTTTCTGAAGTATAGGTATGCAGTTCTAACGTCATCACGAACAAATACCGGATCGACCTTCGAAAGGAACGATAGGTGGTCCTCCTTGAATAGCTTCGTCTTGTCAGCAAAGTAGTTGTAGATCGATCGATCATCCATGACGTACAGCTTATCAAGCACGTGATCCTTCATCATGTCCTCAGTAGTATCTGAGATCGTGTTGTTGTGAACCTTGATGAAGACGAAGTTCTTACCACCTGCCGGGTAGTACTTATAGAATCCCTCCAACTCAAGGTAGTCCTTGTATAGGTGATTGATGTGTGTTACAACACCCTTACTATTCTTGGACCAGAATACAGTAGGATCGTCATTGTTTACGTCAGAAGCTATCGACTCTACAACATCTGTAGATATACTACCATTCAACGTTATTAACTCCTGTGTAGGGACACCCTTCTTAGCCATCGTCTTAATGGCATCAACCTTATCTGTGTCCTCGTAGAACTTGGTTGCATGCTGTGCCACATTCTTATATGCAGATCTGAGGATGTTTACTATCTCTCTCTCCTTACCACCCTCGTCATATGATAGTAAAACATCCCTTGCCTCTGCCTCGGGTATTCCGAACTCATTAAGAGCTGACGCAAGAACGAACAAGTTATTGTTCTTCTGACCTTGCACCATTCCGAAATCCCTATTCCACCAAACGAGTAGCCTTCTGACCACCTCGTTGTTATTCTCTAACTTAATCGTACTTCTTGAGGTTTTAGTCTCGAAGACTGTATGGTCCTCAGTAAGTATGTCTGTCCACTCCTCGCTATCTTTATTGATATAGATCTCTGGATCGTATGACTCGTAACATACTCGTGATATATCCTTGCATGCCTTGTCAAACTCTGGTACGTTGTAATACTTCTCAAGCGATAGGAAGTAGTTCTTATGGTTCGCTGGATCCTTTGGTATCTTAACAAGTACTTTAAGGCCGTCACCGGATGGTGATACGAATACAGCGTGCGAGTACTTATCCTTGATTAGTACCTGCTTGTAATCTAGCATGGCCCACTCGTCAATGAAGCTATCGAAGTCAATGCAAATGAATCCGCTATGCTCTATCAGTGACTGGGTGTCACGCTTTGCAAACTTACCTGAAAAACATATAGCAGGTAACTGCTTCTTATAGGTGTTCCTATCCGACTTATCTGTAGCCGATCTTACCTTGTCTACAATATCCTTAGACTTACCCTCTCTGATTCTATCGAGCGCAAAGTCTATCGACCTGTAGAAAGGTTGCGATGTATCTATTACTGATTTAAAATATGTTATCATGATAATGGTTTAAAAAACCCACCGATGGTATGTCGGTGGGCGTAACTAACTATGAACTAATTAATTAGAAAGGGAGATCCCCGTCTTCTTCAGTTGTAGCTGTAGCTACAGGTGCTGTAGTAGCTTGAGGAACAGTCATCGTAACAGCTGTGCCGTTAGCCGGTGCTGACTCAATTCGCCATGCCTCAAGTGTGTTGAAGTACTTAACCTCTCCTTGAGGGCTTGTCCACTCACGTCCTCTTAGGTTGAATGACACCTCGACCATCTGCCCTTGCATGAATGAGTCCAATAGTGTGCACTTGTCCTGAGTAACTTGGAACGAAACGTCTTGTGGGTACTGGCTTGATGTGTCAGTTACAACGAACTCTCTCTTAGAGAACTTCTCTGATACTGCTACTGTCTGGCCGATCATCTTGATCGAGCCGGTAAACTTGAACTGATTGCTCATTTATTTGATTTTAATTGATTACTTGTTTTTATTAATTAGAAACGAACGATACTCATCCGCATACTTCATTGCCATCTTAATGCGTCGATCCATGTGGGCCACCATCTCGTCAGTAAGCTCGACCGGTATGACTGTCAAACGTAAGTTATCATCAAGACCTGATGTGTTGTGAAGGCTATCGTTCTCCCACTCTGGAACCAATGACTCCGGAGTGTCAACAAGGCCGTAGAAGTACTCACCTGTACGCCATGACTTGTCTCCAGTAATGCCTTGTAGCATGTACAGATATGTTCTAACCTGCCACTCATACTTAGAATTCTTAGCGTCAGATATCTTTTTCTTGAAGGTCTTCTTGTTCCATGATGACTTAGCATCCTTAACCATCTTAGCTACCTCGTCAACAATATCTGGATGCCCAGTGATGTTGTTGTAGCTTAGTGATGCGTACTTGTCACCATCTACTAGCTTCTTGTGATCTGTGAAGAACACACGATTGTATAGATCAATGTTATCATCCTCAACATCGTGTCCCTTGTCAAGCTCTCTGCTTGTGAACGTATCTATGAACTGATACACCTCTGCATCAATAATCTCCTCGACAAGTGTTCTTGCACCATGAGGTAGCTCTGGCTCAGCCATGGCCTTAGACTTAAGGTCTGCTAGATCGGCCTCCATCTTGTCAGTCAGCTTTGCCTTCTGATTGCCAGACTCATAATCAGCCTTGCGTGCCATCAGTCTGTCAAGCTCTTTCTTTTGTGCGTCAGATAGGCCGTCCTGACCAGCGAATAGTGCGTCTATGTTACTTGCTCTGAACATCTCTCAACTGTTTTATTTGTTCCTCTGTTAAACTACGTGTCTCGATAAGCTTCTCTACAGTTGTAGATCCCTTCTCTACGGCAGCCAGTGCCTTCGGGAAGTCTGCATCACTGATCGATGGTTTTGCAGGCTTCTGTACCTGTGGTGCTCTCGAACTGAATCGCAGTGCGTTAACCAGTCCGTCCGGTGACTTAACCTTCTCTACCTGTAGCGTAACAGGTTTGTTCAAGAAGTCGTCCATCGTGAACGAGTTGAATAGAACCTCCAAACGCTTGAAGTTTGTCCTGTTAACCACCATAGGTTTTGGGTACTCCTTGAGCTTGCAAACGATCTTGCTTTCTTTACCCATTGAAGACACTAATGTGTCCTGATAGAATCGCTCAATATGAACGATCTGAGGAACGAACTGCCCGTTAACCTCTAAGTTCCAGCTTCCAAGGAACTTCTCATCTTTGTCGAAAAGATTTCTCCAGTGTTGACTCATAATTTATTTGATTTTAATTATTGGGGTTACAAACTTAAGATAATTTTTTTAATCTCTGTTCATAACTAACCATTTTGTTAATAACTTTTTCGTGCATGACTCTTAGACGGTCTAACGCCTCAAGTCTATTCTGATCTAACGCATTGTCCATCATTAGTTTAAACTCGATATCACGCTTGCGATAAACGTCAAAGCATACACGCATACATCCAGCCTCCCAACCTTTAGACTCGAAGATCCATCGTTGGTGACGGTTAACGTCCTCGTACATGTCAGACTTCGTCATTGTGTTCTTAATCTCGATCTCACCGGTCTCCATATCCTTCTCGATCTTTACACCATGATTCAAGTACCATAGTGTCTTAGGTTTTCTACTGTCTCCTGTCCAGTACAAGGAGATGTGTTCATCATTTTCTAAATCTTGCCAAGCTTTCATTTTCCATTAGTATTAGTGCAAGTACCTCATTCTTGTGAATGTCATCCGTTGCGTAAATTTTATATTCGTTGCTGTTTACTACCATGTCTACCCTTTCCTTAAGTGCGATGTTATATCCATCCATTGCATCATAAATCATCTTAACAGAATGGATCGCTGTAGAGTGATCCCTACAGAATTCTCGAGCGGCCCACATGAAGTTGTTATTGATCATCCAGTGATAGAACATGCCTATCGACCGCCAGCACTTTAGATCGTCCTTCTTATTCCTTGACTGCAACTGCTCCATAGTGTACGGGCATGCATCAAAGAAGTCCTGCATGCAGAACTCATAATAGTCCGGGAAGAACTTAAGATAGTCCGACCGGTCGTGCACCTGTTTTTTTACAAGTTGTACTCTCTCCATAGATCTATAGTTTCTTAGGTGCTTGATAGTTCTCCTTAAGCCAGCTCTCAAGGTCTGAAGCAAATCCTCCATGGAAGTTGCTGAACACCTCGTCCCAACTCTCTTCTTCACACTCATCATGCCAGATGTATCCGGATGCTACAACGGTCTCAATACATGATTGTCCGCACTCCTTCCTGATCCATGCTATGTGAACGTCTACCGTTCGCTCGTTAACCATAACGTCACCCCATAAGTCCTTAAGTATCTCATCTCTCGTAACAATAATTCCTCGTCTCTGAGCCAGATAGTACGTCAGCTTAAACTGAAGCTTTGTAGGTCTTGTAATGCGACCATCGTCATGGATGATCTCCTGTCTTGCCGGAACGAGCGTCATTCCGTTCGTTCTAATGTTTAATAACTTGTTCTCCATACCATTCATCCTTTCCATTTAAACTCATCTTCTTTCCGCCCGGAGGATATACCGTCCGGCATTTTATCAGAGGCATCGCCTCGCCTATCGAATGATCCTTCTTTTGGAAGATCGACAGGACTTTTTCTACCACTTTTTTCATCTAATAGTTTCATTAATAAACATTCGTACTTCTCCATATCGTACAATAAATCATTTACTTTGCAGTAGTATATTCGTTGTCTAAGCCATTGTTCCATGATTAAATTTTTCGTTGTAGTATTGTTCTGCTGTTAGTGTACCTCCTTGTACAATGTAAGCATCATATTTATCCGCAAAATTTACTATCTGCTC